AGAAAATTATGATGAGGTCTTGGGGTTACTTGAAACAAGCGAAGCAGAAATTTGTTGCGGTCATCTTGAACTCAATGGATTTGAGGTAACTCCTGGCATGAGAATGGATCATGGGATGGATCCTAAACTATTCCATCGTTTCCAACGTGTGTGGTCTGGACATTTCCATCACAAGTCAAAGAAAGGAAACGTTCAGTATCTCGGCAATCCTTATCAGATGTATTGGAATGATTATAAAGACACTCGTGGTTTCCATATCTACGATACTGAAAGTGATAAACTTGAGTATATCCCAAATCCCTACGAGATCTTCGACAAAATCTTCTATGACGACACCAGTGTGGACTACAACAAACAAGATGTGTCTGATTATAAAGACAAATTTATCAAGATCATTGTCGAAGAAAAGACAGACTACGACATGTTCGAGACACTGGTTGATCGTCTTTACAACGTAGGTGTCCATGATGTAAAAATTGCTGAGACTCTTCTAGAAGATGATCTAACAGATGCTGATGAAAACTTAGAGGTGAAAGATACTATGACTCTTCTCAGTGAATACATTGATGAAGTAGAAATGTCCGTAAATAAGACAGAACTTAAAGGTCTTATGAAATCTCTATATATTGAAAGTTGCGAAGTAGCGTGATGTTTATCTTAACTCTTCGTGGTCACGAGACTGGTGTATTTTCATTAGTTGATGATTTAGGGGATCAAGTTATTCCCATTTTTGAAGAGTATGATGATGCAGAACGTTACCATATCATGATTGTAGATCAGTCAAATAAAGAAATACCATTAGAAATAACAGACATTGACGTTGAAGTTATTACTGCAGCATGTGATGAAAAAGATCAGAAGTATGCTATAATAACTTCCGATGACCTGCTCATACCTCCAGATAATGTAATTATATGATCACGTTTAAAACTATACGATGGAAGAACTTCCTTTCTACAGGGAACGTCTTCACGGAAGTGAATCTTACTACGTCACAAACTAATCTGATTGTGGGTGAAAACGGAGCAGGTAAGTCTACCATTCTTGACGCCCTTACGTTCTCTCTGTTTGGTAAACCATTCAGAAAGATCAATAAACCAATGCTAATCAATAGCATCAACGAAAAAGACTGTGTAACTGAGATTGAATTCAGTGTTGGTAAAAAGGAATTCAAGGTTGTTCGTGGCATCAAACCTAATGTGTTTGAAATTTATTGCAACGGACAGTTATGGAATCAAGAGTCTACCGTAGTAGACCAGCAGAAAAACTTTGAGCAGAACGTGCTCAAGATGAATTACAAATCATTCACACAGATTGTAGTTTTAGGTTCGTCTACGTTCGTTCCGTTCATGCGTCTCCCTGTTGCTCAACGACGAGAGATTATTGAAGACATTCTAGATATTCAAATCTTTTCTACGATGAATGTGCTCCTCAAGGATAAGATCCGAGAGAATCGTGAAGAGATCAAAGACTTTGATTATCAAATTGATATTCTAAAAGAGAAGATTGATCTTCAAAAAAACTATCTTCTTGAACTCGACAAGAAAAACAAAGCAGACATCTCCAAGAAAGAAGAGAAGATTTCTGAACTTTTAGAAGACGAAAATAAACAACACGTTCTTATTAAAGAAAAAAGTGATGTTATCGAACAACTCAACAAACAAATTGTCGAGTATTCTATTTCTTCAGATAAACTTAAGAAACTGAACACATTTCTTATTAAACTAAGTTCTAAATTGCAAACATGCCAAAAAGAACACCAGTTCTTTGAGAAGAATCATGTGTGTCCTACATGCACACAAGATCTTTCTGATGAATTTAGAACCGATAAAATTACATCTGGTAAAACAAAACTGGATGAGTTGACTGTGGGTTACAATGAGATTCTTTCTGCTATCGGTGAAGAAGAAAAGCGTTTCAATAAATGGAATGAACTCTCTTCAGAAATTACTGATAACAATAATACAATCTCTCAATCAAACTTTCAAATCAATTCGATTCGTAAGTCTATTGGAGATGTTGAGAAAGAAATCAAAGACCTACAGTCTGGTGGCGGGGACAAGAAAGAAGCATACAGTAAACTGGAGACACTTGTTGGGGAGAAAAAAGAACTCAGTCTCCAATTGTCTGAATCCAAAAAAGATAAAGACATGTTAAGTGTTGCCGCTGGATTGTTAAAAGATAATGGAATTAAGACTAGAATTATCAAGAAGTATCTACCAGTGATGAACAAGCTGATTAATCAGTATCTTCAAGGTATGGACTTCTATGTCAATTTTACTCTAGATGAAAACTTTGAAGAAACAATCAAGTCACGTTTCCGAGATCAATTCTCCTATGCCTCTTTCAGTGAGGGAGAGAAAGCTCGTATCGATATTGCTCTTCTGCTCACTTGGCGCAGTATTGCTAAGCTTAAGAATAGCGTGGATACTAACCTCCTTATTTTAGATGAGATCTTTGATGGATCTCTTGACCAGCAGGGAGGAAGCGATCTTGGTTGGATCCTTAGAAACTTTGATGATAGTATCTCGGTGTTTGTCATCTCCCACAAGGAACAGATGAACGACAAGTATGATCGAACTCTCAATGTGGAGAAGGTAAAGAACTACTCGGTCATCCGAGAGACAATCAGCAAACTGGACTAAGGGGACCTTCGGGTCCTCTTTTTTTGTATATACTAGTGGCATCAACGGAAAGACGCCATGCCCAACCAAGAGATTCAAGGAAACCTCGCTCGTCTGCTCGCTACCGAGAACCTTGTTGTGGAGCATCGTAACTGCTCTACAGCGTCTTTCAATGTAGATGACCGTGTGTTGACACTACCTAAGTGGGATCGCGCTTCTAGCACCGTCTATGACCTTCTGGTTGGGCATGAGGTTGGACATGCATTGTATACGCCAGTGTGGAAAAACTTTAACTGTCCCATGGATTATGTCAACGTGACAGAAGATGCTCGCGTTGAAAAACTAATGAAGCGTCGTTATCCTGGTCTGCGTAAGTCTTTCTTTCAAGGATATAGCGAACTTCATTCTCAAGACTTCTTTGGTATTGGTGATGATGATCTGGATACTTTTAAATTGATCGATCGCATCAATCTATATTTTAAAATTGGTGCTGCTGGTCTTGATGTAACTTTCTCTCCTGAGGAACAGGAACTGGTTGATGAGACTGCAGCAACAGAAACTTTCGAGCAAGCAGTTTCTGTTGCTGAAAAGATCTGGGAGTTTGCTAAAGCAGAGCAAGCACAGATGGAGAAACTTGCTGATCTTCCTCAGTCTGGTGGTGATGGTGGTTCTAGTTCTTCCGAAACTCAAAGCGTCGATGGTGAACAACCTGAGCAGCAAGAAGGTGAAAGCATGACGCATGAGGAAATGCTTGAAGAAGCAGCTCGTCGCGAAGAAGAAAATGAAGAAGGTTCTGGTTCTGCTGGTGGCGACGACATTAGCGAGTCTGATACTCAAGGAGCATTTGATCGCGCCGCTCAGAATTTGAATGGGTATAGTTCTGGTCGTAACGTATATGTTGACATCCCTAGTTTTAATCCTCAATCATATACTGTTGACTGGAATAAAATTCATGATTGGATTGATCAATGTTCTAGTGATGATTGTGATTATGAATATCCTGATAGTGAATATCGTCAATTTAAAAAATCAATCACCAAAGAAGTAAACTATTTGGTGAAAGAGTTTGAGTGCAAAAAAGCAGCAGACGCATACTCTCGTTCTATGACATCTCGAACTGGAGTTTTAGATTGCAGCAAACTCCATACCTACAAATACAATGAAGATTTGTTCAAGAAAGTGACCATCGTTCCCGAGGGAAAGAATCATGGGATGCTGTTTATTCTTGACTGGTCTGGTTCTATGGGGAATGTAATGCTTCCAACTATGAAGCAACTTTTAATTCTGGTAAACTTCTGCAAAAAAGTTGGTATTCCTTTTGAAGTATATGCATTTACTAATGAATGGATTGGAGCAGAACGTGCAATTGTTGGCATGACGGAAGCAATTAGTAATGACGAATATTATTCTTACAAAAAAGAACTGAAGAAGAATGAAGTATTTGTCAACAAAACTTTCTTTCGCATGTTGAATATTATTTCTTCGCGTTCCAACACTAAGAACTTCGAAAGACAGTGTTTGAATATGTGGCGTGAAGTTTTTCCCATGTCATATTATGTTAACTATCAGCAAACAATTGGTCTTGGACTTTCTGGAACTCCACTAAATGAATCTATTCTTGTGATGAAAGATATCATTCCCCAATTCAAAAAATCTAATGGATTGAATAAAGTAAATCTTTGTATTTTAACTGATGGGGAAGCTTGCTCTACTGCTTATGGGGCAGAGATTATTGGACATGATGGGGAAGAAACTAGAGTAGTTGCTCGTCGCATTGATCATGGATCTGTGATTCTTAGAGATCGTAAACTTGGTCGCATGTATTCTGGAAACAATGGGTTTACAGAAACTACTAACTTGTTTATCAAAAATTTGAAAGAGAATAATCCAGAAGTCAACGTTGTTGGGTTTCGTTTGATTGAATCTAGTGGTCTCAATTCTTTTTATCAACGCTACTGCGAAACAAACATGGACGATCTTAATAAAATGCAGAAGCAGTGGAAGAAAGAAAAGACTGCAGTAATGCCTAATCCTATAGCGTATGATGCTTTGTATGCTATTCATGCAAAGAATGCAAACCACGAAGAGAGTTCTCTTGATGTCGTTGACGGTGCTAGCAAAACCCAGGTTCGCACTGCCTTCAAGAAAATGTTGTCATCAAAGCAAAACAATAAGAAGATTTTGAACTCTTTTATTGCCCAAATCTCTTGACAAGAATGCTATATATCCTTATAATATGTTCACGACAACAACACATTTTTTAAAATGAGTAAAATTTCTATTCTTGCACAAAAAGATAAAGCATTCTCTGCGAAAAATCGCACTAGAACATATCGAATGATCACTCTAAAAGCATTGGAACAGCAGTGTTCTTCTCTATCTAGAAGAAAATCTAGTAGTTTGCGAGGAGTTACCGAGGTCGTTCGTGAGATGTTCCCAGTCTTTACGGATGATGAATGTGAAAAAGCACAAGACAACATTTCAGAATGGTTCAAAAACCATAAAGGAGATTCTGAATACGATACTTTCAGAAACCAACTTCCTTTTATTTTTGAAGGTCCTATTCCAGTTAGAACCTCAGTTAAAGCAACTAAGTTTCTTGCATCTGAAGAAACAAAAGAAACCCCTCAAAATAATGTGGTAAAAATTTCTGATAACGAAGTTGCAACTGTTCAGCAGTATGCATATGTAGAGCGAGTGACAATGATCGAGACCCCTAGCGGTTACAAGATCCACTTGTGAAACTGTCCCAACCGCCCCTGAGGGGCGGTTTTTTTGTGTATAATATATTCATCAACGCAAGACACCAATGCCTGCCAAGTCTGATCTGACCACCCCCCAAATCACTTCATACTTAACCGATACTTTCGGTTCTGATATTAATGCAGATCATGTTCGTGCCGCCGCCGATCATTTCTCCGTATCTTATCCTACTGCTGTCAAGCGTTTGCGTCAGTATAATGTTGGTCGTGGCAAGTGGAATCTTACTGTTGACGAAGTTCGCGAACAACTTGTGGCAACCGAGAATGTTCCTGATCGCGCACATGAGAACCTTATTCCTGAATCTGACAATACATTTGTCCCGTTCGGGAACTTTTCTGAGGTAAAGAAAATCATCTCTTCACGTATTTTCTATCCAGTTTTCATCACTGGCATGTCTGGTAACGGCAAGACCTTTGGTGTTGAACAAGCATGTGCTTCTCTAAATAGAGAAATCATTCGTGTAAACATCACCATTGAGACTGACGAGGATGATCTTATTGGTGGGTTCCGTCTTGTTAATGGCGAAACTGTCTGGCACAATGGACCCGTCGTGGAGGCTCTTCAACGCGGAGCTGTGCTGCTTCTAGATGAAATTGATCTTGCATCTAATAAGATTATGTGTTTGCAGTCTATCCTTGAAGGTAAAGGTATTTTCTTGAAAAAGACTGGACAATACATTAAACCTTCTACTGGTTTCAACGTCATCGCCACTGCCAACACCAAGGGTAAGGGTAGCGATGATGGTCGTTTCATCGGCACTAACGTTCTTAACGAAGCATTCCTTGAGCGTTTCGCTTTGACCTTCGAGCAAGAGTATCCGACTCCTAAGATTGAGACTAAGATCCTTGATCGCCTTAGTAAGACTGTTGGAGTGACAGATGAAGAGTTCTGTGCTAAACTTGCAGACTGGGCAGATGTCATCCGTAAAACTTTCAACGACGGTGGCATCGATGAGGTAATCTCTACCCGCCGCTTGTCTCACATCATCCGTGCTTATGCAATCTTTGGTGATCGCCTCAAGGCAATCAAGGTTTGCACCAATCGCTTTGACGAAGAGACCAAGCAATCTTTTATTGAACTTTATGGCAAACTTGACGCAGACGTTGACACCGAATCCAACGATGACTGAAGATAAATTCCACGGTTACATCGGACACGTCGCAATCCTCAAAGATTGCGACTACAAGTCTGGAAAGATCCTTGGTGGTGAAGGTTTTATCCTCACCATGCAATCAATTGACGGCACGGTCTTTGAGTGCTATCATAATAACATTGAATACATCTGGAGCAAATGAACAAATATAATGAAGACGCTCTCCTGCAAGAGCTACGTGATTACATTTCTGGAACTTACAAACAGCACTATTCTTCTGGCAATGACAGCATTCAAACGTTAGATTTGATTGAAGCATGTGGAGATGCTGAAGCATTTTGTCGCTGCAACATCTTGAAGTATGCTTCTCGCTACGATAAGAAAGGCACTGCACGACGTGACATCATCAAGATCCTTCACTATGCACTGCTGCTTCTTCACTTTAATGACACAAATGCTCAACGTGAAACCTATCCCCAATGAATAAAGTTATTCTTTCTGACAGCACACTTCAAGTTCTCAAGAACTATTCAACTATCAACAGTTCTATCCTTATTCGAGAAGGCAGCGAACTCAAGACCATCAGTGTGGGGGAGAATGCAATTGCCCAATACACTTGCGGAGAAAGCTTTCCTCAGACGTTTGGCATCTATGATCTGAATCAGTTTCTTGCTGGTCTGTCACTGTTTGAGAGTCCGACTCTTGAGTTTGACAATCCCAGTTATGTAAACATTCGTGGTCGTGGACGTTCTGCAAAATATTATTTCTCCGATCCTGAGATCACTCTAAAGTCTGCTCCCAACAAAGACGTTAAGTTTCCTGGTGCCGACATTAAGTTTAATTTGACTCAAGAAGATTTGAGTGGTCTGCAGAAAGCAGCAAACATCTACAGTCTTCCCGATCTAGTCTTCCGTTCGGAAAGTGGTGAGATCTCTCTTGATCTTCGTGACAGTGAGAACGACACCAGCAATGCATACTCTCAGACTGTGGTAGGAGATACCACTGGCGATTATGAATTGACAATCAAGGTTGAAAACATTCGCCTTCACCCTGGTGACTATTCAGTTAAGGTGTCCAAGCATCTGATTTCTGAATGGAAGCATCAGAACCTTGATCTTACTTATTATATTGCACTCGAACCTTGATGAAAAAATTCCTTTGGGTAGAACAGTATCGTCCTCAAAAGATCGACGATTGTATTCTGCCTGCTAATATCAAAAAAGCATTCAAAGGTTTTGTTGAAAAAGGAGAGATCCCCAATCTTCTCCTTACTGGCACCGCTGGTGTTGGTAAGACCACCATCGCCAAAGCAGTCTGTGATGAGATCGGTGCGTCCTATATTGTGATCAATGGTTCCGACGAGGGACGCTTCTTGGAC